ATCGTCAGTTTCATTCCAACGTAATGATACATTAGGTAAAAGACCACGCTCTACTTCTATTCCTGCGTTCTCAGTTGGAGTACCGACAACATCATTGTTTAGCACTATAATATTATCGTTAATTGTTGTTTCTGTGGTGTGTATAGCGGTTGCAGTTCCTTTAACTGTCAAGTCACCATTGACTATCATGTTACCTAAATTGGTTGTAGTTTTAAGGCTTGAACCCATCAAAATGTCACCACCATGTGTATTTATTTCTAATGTATTACCTCCACCACCACTTCTAGCTTGTATACTATTAACATCTACACCTAAGTTACTGCCACCATCAGCTCCAAACTGTGCTAAACCTGTACCGTCTTGTGTACTAAAAATAGTAAGAGAACTCATACTTACTTCTAAAGGTACAGATGGGTCAGCAGTACCTATAGCTAATTTAGAGCCAAACTTACTACCACTTGTACTTGCATCTAATGTTAATATTGATGAACCCTTGCTACCTGATTCACCAGCATCAAACAAATGGAATGTTGCACCATTCTTAATGACAAAGTCATCAGTAGCTCTTATATCTCCATCAACTGTGAGTTTATGTGTCACATCACCAAAATCCATACTGTTACCGTTGCCAATTCCAACGTTACCAGTTTTAAATAATCGTAAATCACCTGAAGCACCTGTAGATTCCTCTACCCAGTTGTCGGTTTCAACTGATAATGAAGACAAGTAGTTAAATACTGCTTGTTTGGAAGGGGCTTTCTCTGTTTCATTAGCCCAATCAGTTCCAAAAGCTTCATTACTGGTGTTATCTAAAATTCTTTCTTTAACGTATTGTTTAGAGAGCAGCCTGTCGTCTAGGACAAGATTGAACTTTCTTTTTTGCATATTCTCGGCTCCTACACCGCCTAGTGGCTTTCCTATCTTTTTTGCTGCCATTGTTTCTCCTTGTATGTTGGGTAGCTTTTCTACCGTGCTACCCAAACGGTTTATACTGATTTAAAGATTATTAAATCTAAGCGGAAGTGATAACACAACCAGCTTCAGGTCTAATAATTTTCATACCGTATCTCATAGACATGTAAGAACCAACGATTCCGAAACCGGGGTTTGCTTCCTCGACGGTCATTCCGCGTCTTTCTACATAAGCCATAGGCTTGACAGACATGTCAAACACACCGAACTTGGTCATTGGGATGTAGGCGTTAACGAAAACGTTAAGTCCATACAATTGTCCAACTAATCCAGTTCGTGCTACGCTGTCGACATATTCCAATCCACCTTTTCCACCGAAGCCAACTGTAGTATCAGTTGTAGCTGCTGTGAATGGTGTAGTGAAATCTGCTAAGTCTAATAGCAATTTGTAGTGAGATGGTGAAATCAAGATGGTGTCTGGGTTTAATCCCTTTGCAGAAATTAATTCCATAGCACCGGTGATATCAGCTAGGACTAACTCAGCTGCGTTTGGCGCACTTCCTGCTTGAGCAGATGTAAAGTAGTGTGAACCAGAGTTGGTTCCCATTGCGTTATATGCTGCTGCATCATACAGACCGTACTCAATCAATCTTGAGTCTTGACCACTTGCTGGTGTTCCCGGAGTTTCTCCGAAGAAAGCACCGTGTGGGTTAGTAGAGAAGACTGTGATTTCTGCTTCTGCGTCTGCATTAGCGTGACCAATGTCTCTCCTTGTTCCTGAGTCATCAACACCAGTTCCGAATGTAGCATCTCCCATACCGAATAAAGCTTTGACAAAGTGCTGTGTGACGTGTCTGTCAACTGCTCTTCTGGCTTCGTTCAATGCAAGTTCTACTTCAGAGAATCTTGAATCTTCAATCATTCTTCGAGTAACACCGACTGCAATACCCCATTCTTTAACGTTTACACGTTCGTTTCTCATGTCAGTGTGTTGGAACTTAGGAGTTGTTCCTTCTTCGATTTGCTCCATAACCATGCTCTGTTTAGAGAATGTTATGTCTATATCTCCTCCAGTTTCAGTAGTGAAGTTTTCTGCAAACATCGAAATTACTGGTAATTCTGTTACTCTGTAATCTTGAAGTGCTTCCTTGTAATCTACAAGTACGCGGTTTGCTTGTGTGCTTCCGCTACCTACATTCTGGGTTGTTAGTATACCTTCTTTTGCTGTAACCATAATAATCACCCTATAGTAATAATACCTTTACGAATGTGGTAGTTGCCCCACCTGAGTCAGCTCCATCGAAGCTGGCTGCTAGTGTTATTCCTACTGCCCTGTGTGCGTCTGCGTCGTCTGTTGCTTCAACTTTTCCAGTGTTATCAACTGTAACCTCGGTTCCAATTGTTGATAAAGCTTCTGCAGCTTGAACGTTACAAACGATTCCTTTTCCTGTAATGACGGAGGTTGGTTCGCCAGATACAGCGTCTACTAATAGAACACCGAGAGCGACCTTTTGTCCAGAGTTTGCTGCTTCTTGGTCAGCTGTTGCTGCTACAATGTTACCGCTGCTGTTGATATCAACAAACATTCCGGCTTCAATAGCTGCTCCTGCAGTTCCAAGATTCATAATTCTTGCTGGGGCACCACCATCATTAACTAATATTTCTGTTGCCATAGTTTATACCTACTTTCTTACTCCTGTAAAAGAGATTTTACCGTCTTTCATAGCGAACATTCGCTCAGACTCTTCTGCTTCTACTGGGCTTTCTTCAACATCGTGAGCTTTGCCTTTACCGAAAGTGCGTTCTGCTTCTTCTGGTACTGACATAGACTCCATTGCGATACTGAATCCTTCTAGCTTAACGTCATCCCATGCGGAGAGTTCCTCTACACGTGCATCCTTGTTTTCATCCTCGACTTTTCCGAGAAGAGCTTCTTTCTCAATGATTGTGTTGACTAATGCAGCTTTCTTTGCTTTGGCTTCTTCCTCAGCTCTTTCTGCGTCAGCTTCTTCAAACTTTGTGATTAAAGCAAGGGCTTCCTCGTGCTTGGTGTTTAACTCTTCAAAGGAAGTCGTCATCTCATCTAGCTTTGACTTCATAGATGCGAATTCACGCTCTGTGATAGTCTCTGCTTCTGATACTGTTTTTACTTCTTCTTCAGCCATAGTTTCTACCTCGCTGTTGTTCCCGTGTGATTCACAGGCACATGATTCTTTCGAATCTTCACCGAATTCACGGTGTTCGTCATTACTTTCACATTCCCCTTCAATTGTACATGCTTCACAAACGGGTGTCCTCGTCTCATTATCAATGAAACTCACCTCGATAGGACGGATGTTCGTAGCAAAAGGCTCTCCAAGAACGTCAACGTCCTTTGAAAACCAATCGATACTGACATGTGTCATATCGCCGTTTTCTAACTTTCCTAGCACTTCATTGGTTTTAGCTGCATCCTTGTGGATTTTAGCTAACATTTTAATACCAGTTTTACCGTCGTCCAATTCGATTATTTCTGGATTGATAGCCTTGCCAATCAAATCTTCGTCAGTTCGCTGGTGATTAAAGTAAACTGGAAGCTCTTTAAAAGCTTCTATATTATTCTTTAAGATTGAGGGTTCTATATAAACCTTTTGGTCGCCTTCTTCATCATGTACTCCTGAAGTGATGGCTATGACCGGATAGTCTATAGTTTCCTTACCAATATTTAAAGGTGTGTCTAGCTTTTGGGCAAATGTACGTTTTGAGTCTTCGGCTTTACCTTCTGGTACTGCGAATTCTCTAACAGTACCTTCGTCCACTCTCATTCTGCATAGTTTTGCAGCCATATCTTGATATTCCTCTACACCCTTCTTTTTAAGTCTTGGGGCAAGGTCAATCAGACATTCTTCGTACTTATTATTGCTCATGCTCTGTCTCCTGTTAGGTTTCTGTTTTCGACACGGACAGATTCTTCTGTCTTGTCTTGGTTTTTACCACCAGATAGATTAGCATTTTCAGCTGTAGGCTGAGGTTGTACTATTCCTTCTGGGTCTAAACCACGTTCTAATCTAGCTTCACCGGGTGTCAAAACACCCTCAGATAGATAAATCATATCCGTCTTAGCTTTTGTAAAGGCATCCTCTACATTTATTTGACGGAATGAAAATTTAGCTGAACCACTTTCTAATTGTGGCATCAGTTGTGAATTCAAAGCTGCTTCTACTGCACTTTGTAAATGTTTCACATAAGGTTCGAAAATAGCACGTGCTTGTTCTGGTTTGTCAAACATAGTGACTGGAACTTTCAATGCTATGTGTATTTTCTTTAAAATATCATCTGTATACTTACCATACTCAAAGGCACGTTGTGTACCTTGCATTTCTTTGATAGTTATATCATTACCATGTATAATATCTTCGCCGGGTTCTAATGAGTTGAATGCATCCACGATTTCATTAATCTTGTCTGGGCCGTAAGGCATATCAGGTAACCCAGCAGATATGTCAAAACGACTAGTGGCATACTTATTAAGGGCAGCACCAATATCCCTTTCGGCATAATCTTTGAGGTCAACCAAGTATAAAACTGGGTGGATATCACTAAGACCGTAAGCATAATCATCGAAAGGGTTGTTTCTATATGCAATGATTTCTGTTTCTTCAAATCTAACATTCTCTTTGTCGTCTCCTACATCTTGATAATAATACATTATTTGACCATTCTCATTTCTCTGTATAAACATATTCTGAGACGAACGTAAAACTAAATTATCTCCAGTATATTCTAAATAAGATGTACCGAAAATTCTACCATTACGTAACCAAGAGTATATTAACTGGTCGATATTTACTTCATCAAAAAAGTTGGTGATAGCCTCACGCTCTACGTCGTCATCAGTTACGATGTCGTAACCGTCTTTCGCCGCATAAATGCAGGGTAAATCAATCAGAGTCCTGATTATGGGGTCAGAAAGATACACATTCATGTACGTTCTTGCATCCCCAATCTGTGGCTCTTTGTTTGCTCCGCCTCCGTAACCTCCCATTCCGCCGTCATTTTGAAGCTTTATACGTTTAATAACACCAGCTCCGAAAGAACGTGGACTGTTCTCACTAAATGGTGGATTTTCTCCTACTGTTGCGAATTCTCTTCTTCTGCCGAAAGGCAGATAATCACGTAGAGGCATGGCTATCAAATACTAGTAGACGGGGTGAGTATATAAAGCTTTCGCCGAAAACTACTTAAATACCTCCCGGCGAGTGCTTATTCAGTGAATTTCGACCCCTTCTTGACGTAAATACGCCTTGCCCTGTCCATCCACCACCGCTTTGCTGTGCATTTCTTTTGACTGGCATAGAAACTGCCGCAAAATTACCTGAAATAGGTAACATTGACAGCGCTCCATGCAATGCTATAGCGGTACTATCACAATAATCGTCATGTTTACCAGTAGGAGCAGATATTTTCTCTGTTTTATTAGCAGCATCCATAGTATACTCTAAATCCACATGCTCTCTATACCACTTATTTACCAATTTTGCTTGGTCAGGTGGTAAATCTTTGGGGTCTGGTACTACAACTTGGTTCTTTTGCAGGTACGATACCATGTCTCTGTAGACTTGGGTTTTAGTACCTTTCGCTCCACCTGTAAAAATGAATGGTATAAATTGTATACCACTCTCTATACACGCCAATCTTATATCTTGTTCAATCGCGCCACCCATACCCGTCGCATCAATAATAAGCCTATCGGCACCAAAGCCCCTAGTAACATCCATAATGCGTTCTCGTTGGTATGGTATATCATGTCCACCTGTTCTTGGACTAATCTCTTCCAAGTAAACAAGTCTTGCAACATTCTGTGTAGTTGATTTTTGACAAGTCCATACACTAATAACAGTGCTATTAACGGATTTACCAATATCCACACCCACAGTACAATTATCAATTTTCGTTCCGAACTCGTGAAATCCAAGTCCGGGTCTAAAAGTTGCTCGTAATAATTCCGAATTGAAGATATTAGACGACGACTCAACGAAATCACATTCATATTCTGTCCTCCAATATATCGAATCTTCTCCCCATTCCATCATTTTAGTTAACATATCTTCTTCAGTATAAGGCGGGTCATAAGCTCTACCTCTCTTCACGGCATCCCTCCACGTATAATGTAATCTTGTAAATGAATCTGCATATGATTCGTCATACAGATATCTAAACATGTGGTTTTCTTTACTCTTTGGAGTCCCTAAGTTAATAAATGGCGCTGTGTTAGATATAATCGATGGTTCTACATTGTCTATAAATAACTTGTCATCTATTAACGGACTCTCATCTACTATTAAAAAAGTTGGGTGTTGTCCTCGTATAGCTTGCCCCTGATTAGATGCAGCTATAGGGGCTCTACGGAGAATTGTTCCTCCCTTCATTGTGATATTAGGCTTGTTATGGAAACGGTAATGCTTAACTAAGCCCTCTAGAAAGGCATTATCTGCAAAATGCCTGTAACAGTAATTAAAGATAAGTGAAGCTTGGTCTTCACTTGGTGCAAGTACAAAAATTAAATCTCTGAATCTCTTGAAGAACATGTACACAACTACAGCTACCGAAAGAGCAAAACTTTTCCCAGAGCCACGTGGAGCCAATATTGCTACTTTACGATGTTTTTCTGGGTCATTATCAGGATATGTTAGAGATTCAACAACAATATCCTCTTGCATAGGTCTTAGTTTTAGTGGCCTACGCTTGTTATCTATTAAATAACATTCACAAAATGCACGAACTAACAAAGTCATCTTAACTTTATCAGTCCTGCACTTTTCAAAAATCTTTTCTAAGGCTACAGAATCGTGAGCTGCTATACCACTAATCGCTGCGTTTAGTTTCTTCTGCTCGTTCTTTATCGTCGTCATCCATTAAACCTTCTAATATTTTACTGAAACCTTCAGTATTCTTTTCTACTACCGTTGGAACCTCTATATTCAGCGCTTTAAATTCTTGATGGATGTTATTAACGACTGTAGTTCTTTGGCGCAAGAGCTCTGTTCGTATGTCAACATCCCGAATATGAACAGTAATTTCCTGCCACAATAAGTCTTCAAGAGCGAGGTTGCGTGCAAGAAGACGGACCAACTCTTTGTGACGTTCATACTCACCTTCTCCAACACGCTTCCTTAGGTTCTCCTCGTATTCCTCAACGTCCATTACTTTTGTTCGTCGAGTGCAGCCTTGACCTTAGACTTGACTAGACCAGCTAGTTCATCGTCTTTCTCATCCCAAGCTGTAATCAAAACGTTTCTGACTAAAGAGTCTTTGACGTGTAGTTTTGCTTGTTCGTCGAGTTTTTCATAGGCTTTCATTTGAGCTTTTGTTAGATTCTTATCTAGAAGTTCCATCAATTCTGCTTCGTTGTTTTTCAAATACTTGAAAACTAACATCTTAACTGCAGGAACTGTGTACGCAATGTACCCAGCTGCAACTAAAAGTAGTCCAACTAAAGCCATCAATAATGGTTCGTCCATCAAAGTATCTAATATACCTGATTCTTCTACAGTATCAATGATAGCAGTTAAGTTACCTTCGCTGGTTTCATTGGTAGCTGTTTGATTTGATGTTTCGTTTGCCATAGGTTTTCACCTAAATCTTATAACGCATGGCACTATATAAAGGTTTCGTTGGTGTGGCCCATTGAGACGCATTGTGCGTAAGTATCCTCTGGGTTCGTGGTCCGTTGAGCCACAATATACTTAGAACGCCTGACTATATAAAGTTTGCTGTGGTTGTTTGCAGTCTACAGTCGGGACATTCCCAAATAGTCTTCTCATAGTCCCTGTAAACTTTAACCATATCTCTAGCCAAATAAAAATTCTTCTGATAACAGATTTTACACTTCATCTATTTCTTCTTGGCTGTAACTTTTTGTATAGTTGCTGATTCCATTTTATGCTCTTGTGCTTGTGCGTTGGCTTCCATTTGCTGCATTTGCTTCTGAGCTGCATCATTGTAATCAATAACTGCCTGAGCTTTTATTTTATAGAAAGCTGTTTTTTCTGCTTGTTCTTGTTTCCAAACATCTAGGGCATCTTTGATGATAAGCAATGCAGGTCCACCCAATATTGCAATCAAAGTTGTATATCCTTCAATTTGTTCAAGAACAGAATCGTCTTGTAATCCACTGTGAATTACGAAACCAGCAAAACCTACCCATAGTAAAACTAGGGGCACAGCTATCATAAACATAAAAATGTCATTAAACGTTACACCTTCACTTGCTGTATCTTTACTCATTCTCTCAACCCTCCTTTCTTCTTGTTTCTTTTCTGGAATCTTCATCTTCGGTACCTTGATACCTGATAACATATTCCATATCATCCTCATTGTAAATATAATAAATGCTGTAGCTGCTACTGCTAAGAGAGATATCACCAACATTAAAAGTATATTTGTAGCTAGGTCCAACATTTATCATTCTTCCTCCAAGACTATATCTTCAATCATAAACCATGAGACAAACTCGTATACGCCATCTTTATTCCAATCTGCAAACAGATTAACGTATATCGTGTACCAACCAGTATACGGTTCTGTAAAGTATTCTATACCTGAATGTAAAGTATACTCATTGGCTTCCCATCCTGTTACGTTGAAGTAGTTGTCATTCCACATATATCCATTGTAAACAGTTTCATTATCTTCTACTTTCATATGACCTACATCATAACCAATCATTATTGGTAATGTGTCTTGGTCACAGTTAGTATCGACATCAACAGTAATATTCAATGAGTTGTATTCTCTTGAATAGTTACCGAATTCCATACCATCATAAAAATAAGTTTCATTAGCTGTGCAATCATATTCTTCATATTCACAGCTGCCATCATCTTCTTCTGCCCTTTCGTTGTAGTTTGAGGCCTCAACATCCATGCATCCATAAATCGTATCATCTTCTTCGGTTTGATTTCCTGTACCATTATCAACAGGACCACCTAAGAATTGACACCTGCCATTGTCGTGTGTGGCTTGTGAATTGTAATTAGTCGCCTCAGGATTAGTGCATCCATAGACAACAGGAGGAGGGAACACACAACTACCATTATCAAAGTCTGCATCAGGCTTATAATTTATAGCCGTCGTATCAGTACATCCACCCCTTGGTTTACTTTCATCCTCTCCTCCGAAAATGTCACCAATAGAACTCAAATCTCCACCACCGCCAAAGAAAGCTAATATCAAAACAGTAAGTATAGACCCTAATTTTTTACCTAACTGAGTCTCACCTAACTTGTCTCCTGCTTTTCCAATCGTTTCAAAGAGACCTTCTTCTTCCTCTGGTTTTCTTCTGGAGCCGCCTCCTAAGCCTAAAGCTTCTCGTTCCTCGTCAGAAATCACGGAGATGCCACCATAATCATCACGCGTCATGGATATAACTAGTAGACGACGCTAGTATATAAAGCTTTCGCTGAACATACCTATATACCAGCCTAATTGAATCGTATAAATGCGAACATAGGTGTATACGTCCATAGTATAGGGTTGGTCTACCCAAAATACGTCGTCAGTCTGCATATCTTAACGCTAGCCAGAACGCAGCAGACAGCATAGTTAATGCGAAAACTGCTGCTATTGCCTGAACCATTGGTCCATCTATGGTCATTTCTTCTCCTCCTCTTCTGGTTGTGGTAGATATTTTGCAATATCTTCCTCTGAAAGTACTGAATTTATAGCTTTTGGATACTTTTTCCTAGGTTTGTAAGCACCTTTTGGCTTCCATTTAGGTATTTCTGCATCACATGGTCCACCTTTTGTCTTGTGAAACGAACACCATTTGCAAAGATTCTGTGGAGTTTGCTCCCAATCCTCCATTTCTTGCTTTTCTTTTATCAAATCGTGTATATCCATGATGATTTTCTTTGCTTCATCCAAAACTTCTTGATTTACCTTGACATAAAACGTGTCATCGAAGCGTAAATACGAAACGCCAACGAATTTTGGCATCTCTCCTACCTCCAAAGTGTACAAAAACGCGTAAATTATCAGTTGTACGTAGTAATCATCAGGTAAATATGGTCCATATCGCTTTGAAGTCTTGTAATCCAGCAGTGTAGTACCACCATCAAAGTCAGAACAAACTGCATCTACAATACCAATCACGTTATATTTCTGCGATTTTACCCATTTTTCTGCATATTTAGGTGCTACAGAGTTCCAAGCTTGATATTTTGACTTGTAAATCTTCCAATCTACCATTTCTGTAAGCTTTTTGTCCACTGCATTCACAAAATTTACCAGAATATCGTGTGTTTCGACCTTCATAGCTTCTATTTCTTCTGCAGTATGTACATCCCAAAGCCATTTATGTTTCTCAATCTTCTCTTTCCACCCTACTTTGAACTCATTCATAATCCAATCCATCGGATTTCCAGTTTCCCATGCCTTGAAGCTTCTGAATTTGGTCTTGAAAAGGTCTTCAAGTATGGCGTGAACTAACGTCCCACGAAAGAGATGGATTGTCTTTTGCTCTGGCAGCTTCTCAATGTACTTGTAGTAGAACTCGCGTTGACATTTTCGAAATGTATTTATCTTGGACGGGCTGAGACGCATCGAACTTGCTTCCCATTCGCTCACATTTCCCCCTTGATTCTATCCTTTCGGGCTATCTTGAGTAGAATCAGGTACCCTATCAGGTCGTCAATGGTATCTGCTGTGTCAGGGGTTATACCACTGTTCTTTATACGTGACATCTTGTCGTCGATACGAGCACAGATAGCTTCTTCGCTGTTCAGTTTACTAAAAACCTGTATCGGTGTTAGCGCACTGTCTCCGTACTTTGTGTTCTTTTCTAGAAGGAGGTCGCGTATCATCTCACACTCCTTCGCTATTTTCGTTGAAGTTTTCATGTAATTCTAGAAAGGTGACTAGGGTATATAAAGGTTTCGTTGCTTTTTCGGGCTGCATAGTAGCTCACTGGGCTCTACAAAGCAACTTGGCTCTACTTCTCTCCCCCACTAGCCCTATGGAGCCCTTGAGCCCTGTAGAGCCCTTGTGTTAGAGGCCAGCCATGAAGCCCCATTTAGTTTATTAGTAGAGCTTAATAGCTTAACTAAATAATACAGTATATGCATAGCACTGGCTTCTATCTATACTTAGTTGTCTTAGTAGAGGTATACTATACAGAGCTACGCGCGTAGGATAGCCACTTCCCAAAATTACCCGATTTGTGTAAACCCCTACCTGCGAAAAGAATAGTATATGCCTAGATTTTTTTAGACGGGGGGTACCTAAAAAAAATGTGTATACCTTTGCGGGGTAAC